GCCAGTTACTGTGTTGGTGCCGTCGGTATAGTTAATTGTGACAACGCCGGTTGTAGGGCTGTAAATGCCTGTGGTGATGCCGTTTCCGTCAGTGCCGTCAGTACCGTCAGTGCCGTCAGTACCGTCAGTACCGTCAGCACCGTCAGTACCGTCAGTACCGTTACTCCCCGCTGGTCCCGCCGGCCCCGCTGGTCCTGCTGGCCCCGCTGGTCCTTGTGGTCCGTCAGCACCTGTTGGTCCTTGATTGCCATCCTCTCCCCGGACTCCAGTAGCACCTGCTGGTCCAGCACCAATCGCGCCAGCAACCGTAATAGAGTTATTGGCTACCTGATTAAAGACAACGGTCTTTATCTCAGAGCCACTCTTAACAATGGATACATTAATAATGTCTCCGTGCTCGCTAGATACTTTTACGCTTTTAGGTTGAGTTACGCTTACAGGCATTGAGCTTCATTATGAGGTTATTGAAATATCTTCATTCACCTTCAGCGTGCCATAAATCAATGTGCTTACAGTATCTCCTGATTTTTGCTCAACGTCATATACATACAGTCCAGCAGGCATTGTCTTCATTACACTCGCCGCTACATTAAGGTCAATGTATTTTGCAGTGACGTCCGTGCCGGACGCTGTCACGTCGTCCGTAAAGTTGGCACTGCCGTTGCTCACCAGAGAACCTACATCAGAGTCTCTCACCTCAAAAAGAAACACATCACCCGACGCGAAAGCAGCAGCATCACCCGCCGCGTTAGTAATAGTCAAGCGAAGAGAGAACGTGTCTCCTTTTCTACAAGTAACATCCACTCTGGATGAGGTATCTAGATTGATTTTTGTTGCGTTACTCATCTCCTAGGATTTGATTCATGATGTCATTGTTTGCTTCTGGGTCACCCTCAATTTCCCCTCTCCTTCCCTGTCTCTGAGAGATGAGCTTGCTTTGCTCAACAGCCTGCTTCTGAACCCTAGAATCCTTACGGTCCTCCTTGAGTACTTCAATCTTTTGCCTGAACTCTTTATCGTCGGCCTTGAACCCGAGACTTGACTGAGCTCTAATCATCTCAATCTCTTTACGCATCTCATGCATTGCGGCAGCAACCTGAACATCAACCTGACCTTTTAATTGCATCTTCTGTGAATCGGCCTGAGCTTCCATTTGGATTCTCTGCATTTCCATTTGAGCCTTCTGCTGTGCCGCTTGTGCGTTCATCTGAGATTGCATCTGCATATTCTGTTGTTGTTGTTGTTGCAACTTAGCCAAACGCTTAGAGCGTCTAACAATCAACAGCCTTTGAGCTTGGTCAATGTCTTTTACTTGACGAACCGCCATCGCATCCTCTAGGTCAATCTCTTTCTGCGCGAGGCTTGCCTGTACGTTCTGCTCTAGAAAGATTCGGTCATCGTCTGACATCTCTTGAACTACGCGAATTCCAAAGTTGTACATAGGCAGCTCGTTAAAGCTGTTGAGGATGTCCATACTTTTTTCTCCAATAGCCTTGGCGTAGACCCGGTAGAGAATAGATTCTTTTGGAATAACCTGTAAACACTTAACAACGTCTTGACAGACTCTCTTGTAGAGTACCATGCTCGCGTTTGTTATGTCGTACAAAGCGTTGTTACCAGCAGCAATAGCTTGTTGCCGCACGCCAACGAGTGCTTCCCCTTTCGGAGTACTTGCATCCATAACTTCATTGATGCCCGTAGCATCCCTAATCATACGGAGGTAGTGGTTGTATAGGCCGATGTACTCGTTGATGTTTCGAATGCTGTTCTCAATAGACCGGATGGGTGGGTTTTGGAATCCCCCTTCTGGGTTCTTGCTTCTGTAGTAGAACACACCAGTCTGTTCATAGATGTCTTGAATCTGCAAGGGGGACAACTCACCACCTCTTCCTAGCTGCACGTTTTCAAGACCTTCAATATCCACTAGTACGCCGTCGGGCTTTGCCTTGGCTACCGCTTGCTGAATTTTCAAGTGAGTCAACTGTAGCTGGTCAGCAAATCCTAAGATGCCGCCCACCATAGACTTAGGCATCATTCGACGTAAATTAGTAGTAGAAACACTATAAGAGAGCCGGGCCTTGGTAATGTCATGAACGTTTTTAGGTACGTTCTTTTTCATACCGTAGTTGTAAATCAAGTCAGTGCCCATCACGTGGCAGCCACCATATACGGTTTGATACTCCATCTTGTGAGCCTCCCTGTCGTACACAGAATTAGATGGCATCTTGTACTCAGAGCCCTTGAAGTAGAATCCAGTGTTTCCGTGTTGAGTGTCTTTACTCTCGTAGTACACGCAGTCCACAGAAACAAACTCAAAATCCATGATGTCTATCAAGTAGTCGTCATACCCAAAAGTATACTTCTGTCTGGTTTGGTCGTAGGTTTTATAGTCAAAGGCACTGCCGTTATTGTAGCTTTTATTCTTTACTGAACTAGCAAGCTTCTCGTACTCTGACTCAGGGATGTCGCTGCCGGCCTGACGCTTAAGTTCTTGAATGCTGATTCTCTGAACGTGAGCACCGTACACGATATCAGACATGTTAGGGTCTTCCGTGTAGCTATGAAGGAACGTAGCCGGGTCAATGTACTTAGTACTAATTCCGTAGTTGGGGTCGTTGTCTCTTTTGGCTACTGCCATACCACATACTACCAAGTCTTCTACACACCGTCTATAAACCTTCTGGTCAAAGTCGTTCCAATCCAGAGTAAGTGCAGTGCCTAGTTGAGCTGCAATCTCTGCGTTGGTCTTCATGTTTTGCTCCATAAAGATTTCCGCCTCTTCTGTAGTATCGGGAAGTTCGTCAGGGTCAATCTTAGGTTGAAGACCTAACTGCTTTGCTTGTTGAAGCAGCTCCTTGTCTTTAATCGATGACTCAATTGTAGCACGAGCCATGTCCTTTTCGTTCTTACTTATCGGGTCAAGAGCCTCGACCGAAGGATAAGGTTTACGAGAAAGGATGCGGTTCACCACGACCTTTACGAATTTCGGGACAATAGGCACAGGGCTCCAGTCCAGATTTAGTAGTGTCCCGTCCCCGTTATTAGGGTCGAGAGAGTTTAGGATTTGCTTGTAGATAGACGTGTCCTGAGTTCCGTTGGCGTAATCTCGGCTCTTGTCAAAATCATACATACGGCGACGAAACAATGATGTTTGGTCGGCACCGTATCCCCACTGTGAGTTAATCGCTTTAGCAAAGAGAAGTCCATATTTCTTGGACACCTTTACCTCAGGAGAAACAAACGGGTCAGGGAAGCTTCCATACTTGTTATTTTTGTTCCCGTCGGTCATAGAATAAAGTTTGGGCTCATTTGCAAATATAACAATAGTCCCCAAGGCTTTTACACCTTGTATCTCCTGAAGAAGACCGCGTCGTCAAAAGTCTTTTTCTTTTGTTTAGGCTTTACTTTTTGAGCGGCGAGCAGTGCTAAACCAGAACTAATCGACAAGTCATACTTTGTTCTGTTGTCAATCTTGAACCCTATCCAGTCTTCCAACGTCCTGTTGAAGTACATAGAGCCGGGGTTTCCATCCTCGTTTAATCCTACATGATTGTGAATGTAGTCTTCTATTGCAGATGCGTGAGCTTGAATAACGTCTTGTGAGTTTGAGGGGATACCCTTTGTCTTTGACATAGACGAACCCGCCTTCAAGTGCTCTGGCCTATCCATGACATAGCCGTCGTAACCCCTTGATTCAAAGTACCTTACGATTCCGTACTTGTTGTTCTCAATCAAAAGGGGGTAACCATAGAACACGGCAGCCATTAGAACATCCTCGTAGAAGATGCTCGCCATCGGTGGTCTGCTTGCATACTCTGCAACAAACATATTAGACGCACCGTTCAAGTTGAACTTGTTGTATATATGGCAAGCACCTTTGGATGACCTACCATCAACAGTAGCGTCTAAGTCATAAGAGTCAACACCCCCGCAACCCATAGACGGATTTGAAGGTACACGTCTGCCACGCTCCTCACCTATGACACTTCTATTTCTGTCTTCAGGCATCCAGCTTATGTACCATCTTCCTTTCGGGTCTGGATTAAAAAACACCTTGGTGTCTTTGATTCCTTTACTCCATTGGAAATTTCCTCTGACAACTGGGCTAGGATACATGTGGTCATTGTGTTCGACCTGCTCGTAAATCTTTCCAATGTTAAACAGACTTCCTTCGATGCTGTCCCTGAAAGCTTCGTCCGGAGTAAAGGGGAACTGACGAATGATTTCATTCATCTCTCTGGCGTCGTGTTTAACGGAGTCTCTTTCGTTCTTTAGGAATGACCTAGCACCCAATGACATGTTGTCACCGTCAAGTGTCTCTACCGGGCTCTCAGGGTCTTCTATGATTGGCTTGCCGTGCTTGTCAAAGAACCCCTCAAGAGATTCATACGCAGGAATGAATAAACGATATAGTCCAGATACTGTTCTACCGTTAGCGTTTCGTTTAGTAGGGTCAGAGTCTTTCCAAATCTGCTTGTACTCTTCCCCTCCTTTGTCCATTGGATTTACAGTAGAGCCTACCAGAGCCTTACCCACAATACGTCTACCCACGATAAGGCAGGTTCTTTCTATTCTCCAAGCCTCACGAATGTCTGAAGGCTTCTCCCACTTGCCGGCCTCATCCATGTAAAGCATATGAAGCTTCTCCCCATCGTATGCATTGTTTGTTGTGCTCTTCCAGTTTAGAACGGTGTTCAATGCATCACCAGCGTAAGACGTTTTGTTGTTCTTAGTGATTCTTTTAGACGGCTCGCGAAAAGCTAATTCCATTCGAGGGTTAGTGGTACCGTCTTGAATTGGTTTGAAGAAGAACGGGTAGTGCCTAAACATAGACACCACTTTTTTCATGAAGATGTTTTCTTGTGCGTCCTTACCCGTCTTGGATTGGATGCCGAGAAGTTTGTCTTTTACCTGCGTAGCTTCGTCAAGCAGAACAGAAGCGCAGATATTAGTGTAACCAGAGCGACGACACTTAGTGTAAAGCTGCCCAATACAACGTGAGTCAGCTTCGCACGCAGCCATGTGAAGAAAGATATCCCTTTGAAATGCGAGATATGACGGGTACCCAATATCAATCTTAGTCCACTGGAGTAGCATGTAGTGCCTTCCGGTAACATACGTAGGCTTACCCGCGTTGTAAAACCAATGACCGTCACGACGCCTTCGAAACTCCTCCTCGATATATGGACGAAATCTCTCTCGAAACTCCTTTGGCGATTCGGCCCACTCGTCCATGCTTCGAATACGGGACAGCTCTTGTGGCAGAGGTACCCTGCTCCACACCTGCAAATCTGACGCCAGCCCTTCTCCTTGGATTCCTTCTTTTGGTTTTTCGGGTAGGCCAATGAGAAGCCCCCCAAGTTCGATGACGTCCCCAAGCGTACCGTTGGGACAAACCTTGACAACCTCTTCATCATATCCATCTACAATTGCTAGGGCGTTCATTAGATAACTCCACCCCACCGGTCACTCCTAAAGCTGGGTACACCGGTCTTGGGTTCATTGTTGTTCATGTGTGAGCCACACTCATCACACTTGATGTCGTGCCTTGCTTCTCCGTCAATTATTTTAATTGATACGTTGTGCCCCTTCTTTATGCTTTCACATTTTGGGCAAATAAATTCAGCCATTACTTTGAGAATTTTTCAGCAAAACCTCCAGAGTAATCCTTAATCTCTTCAATAGAGCCGGTAACCTTTAGAGCTTTAGCCATTTGTTCTAGTCGTTGTCTTTCAACGAGCAGTTCTTTGCAGTCTATAGCGGTCTGCTTGATTGACTGTAGTTCAGCTTTTCTAGCGCTACCTCCAGCCTCGGGGTCAACCGGTCTCTTGACCTCGTCAATCATGTTGTCTATAGCTATCTCCATAGACCTCATCAATCTCTCAGCCGCGTCTACGGTTGTAAATTTATTCTTTGACGACATAAGACAAATCTTCTAGACGCATCCTATAAACTATTGAGTCATCATCAAGCTTCATCTTGTAGTCAGAACCGACGTCAAAACCAACAACGTCTCCAATTTCAACACCCTGCTCGATTAGCTGCGGGTGAGGCATAACTACAATAGCCGTCTTGTCGTCAACCTCCTCTGTCTTAAGGTTAACGATAATACCAGAATCTGTAACCTCTTCTTCGGTTTCTTTTTCCGGTGGCTGAACAAAGACCCATCCAGAAAGCATTGACAGCTCACCTTCTGAATCTCTATAAGCAATTGCGTGAGAAGCCCTAGAGTGTTCTTGGTCATAAACCACAATGTACTTGTTGTCCCCAAGGCTAAGCGAAGGGTTTGTGGTTACGTGATGGTGAAAGAAAAGAGTGTCCCCCTCCTTTACTCCTGTATCTATTAAGAAGGGAGCGGAAACTACAGAGCCGTGACAAACGCGATGGTCAAACTCGTTGAACCTAGTGTCAAGGTAAAGTTCTTTTTCTCCCAGCTTTATTGTGTCCTCATGCTTTTCGAGCACCTCAACAACAAAGTGGCGCAATACTTTCATTAAAACTTACAGTCATATTCAATTAATAGCGGTTGATTCTCAACCGTTTTCCAAATGTACGTAGATTCTTCGTCCTCTAGGTATACGTGATACCGACGCACATTGTATTTGAATAAAGCTGCATCGTCTTCTACGATTGCTGATACCTTTGCGCTTCCTGCTTTCATGCCTACATAGTAGGCCATTGCGTCCTTGGGGTTTGGCCCAATGACAATCTTTCTAATTAGATTCATAAGTTTAGTTTAGTGAGAGTCCACTAAACCAATCCTCAGCCTCACCCTCTTGATTGTAGGCTTCAACTTGGAGTGTCATGAACTCTGCAAATTCGTCGTCGTCTGTGGCATTCCACCCATAGGCTAAGTTCCACTTTCGAGCATCGTCTGTTTCTTCTTCTACAAAGCCAACAGCCATAGTGTATACTACCGTGTCAGAACCATACTTAGACACTACATTTTCAAGCTCCTCGAAAACAGATTGAACTTCTTTTCGGAATGATTTTCTTAAAATATCGTCCATGATTATGGTTCTATGATTGTATTTGTGCCGCTAGGTGCAGCTGAAGTTGTCGTTAAGTCAGCCGTAAGCATCCAAAGCGAGCTACTAATTCCAAATAAGTGGAATCGGTCACCAACGCCTCCTCCAGTGCCAGCGGCGTTGCTATCCAGTGAGAAGGACGTCGCTGTGTTAGCCTCAGCAATTTGGGTGTCCGTCTTATCAGCGGTGGTTGAGTTCAACGTTACCCTTCCCTTGATTTTGGTAGAGCTAACCTTTGTGGTGAAGGTAATTGCGGTTGCTTTGGAAGACGTTAAGACAACTGTTATCTGAGCTCCGGCAACACAATCGGGTAGTACAATGCTAGATGATGCAACCGCTGCGTCCAAAGTGTACGTTGCATTTGAAGCCGTCATCGCCGTTGCACCATTACCTAGATTAATTACGTTTGCTGAACCAGAGGAGATTGTTATTGTATCGCTATTCCGACTTAATCCAATCCCGTTACCCGCAGCGAACGTAACAGTCTTTGTTGTTCCAGCCGCGTCTGCAATAGTTAAGGTGGGCGCTGCGGTACCCCCTACCGTTGTGGTTACACTTTCGAAAGTAGGTAGTGTTCTATGCTCAACGACTTTTGAAGTTGAATTCCAAACAAGCACCTTATCGTTATCGCTCCCGGCGGGTACCGTATTGAGCTGAAGAGTCTCTGCTTTAAGTGTGCTGGTAGACAATGACAAGGCAGAATTATTACCTTCGCCATCTTGAATGACCTTAAGCGTGCCAGTAAGAACCGCTGCGTCATTGGTCTTAAGAAGACCTTGATAGGTGTTTTTGATTCGAGTTCCGCTGAGAGTAGCCATAGAATTAACTTTGGTACAAATATACTAGATGAGCAGACACCACAACGGTAGACGTAGGAGAGACTTTAGTAAACTGAACAAACGGTATGTAGCCAAAAACTACATGAAAAAGTGGGGGCTTGTAGTTAGAGACATTAAAAAGAACTACGAGATACAACAGACAGAACTAGAGTTCATGATGTATGTGTATGACTTTGAGTTCTTTACCGTTTCTCACATAGCCAAAGTTATGAGCAGGAGCAGACACAAGTTATATGAAAGAACAATCCTACCTATGAAGAAACAAGGGTGGATTGAAAATATCTATCACGGAAAAGAGGTAGACCAATATGTAAATGCGCTATTCCAAGAAAGGCAAAACCACGAACACCGACTAGGGCTTTCCCAGAAAGGGAGGATGATGGTGCAGAGGGTATATCGAAAACTAGAAGGAGACGAACCCATTAAAATTTAGAAGTCATCGCTCCTTTGTATGTGTCCCTAAGTTCGTGGGGATACAACCTTTTAAGCATGTACTCTTGATTTACATTACCGCCGGCAACATCATAGTATGTTCTTCCCTGAGAATCAGTGCCGGTAGCTATGATGACATCCGTATGGCTGTTGTACTTCTCTCCTTTACTTCCTGATTTCTTGAACTGATTAAACTTCCAGTCTGCGGTGTTCTTGAAGTCGCGCTTATCTCCATGCGCATCATCGTAACCCCTGAACAGCATGTCGCCAACTCTAAGCTGACTTGCTTGCTTTCCAATTAGTCTAGTCGCTTTGTAAGCGTCGTACTCATACGTCTCCTCGCCCTTCAATGCTTTAGTCTTGAACGCATCATTCATATAAAGTCTGTGTGCTGCGTATGGGCGAAACCCCATCTCTTTAGCTTCTTCATTTGAACTTGCCCCTAGAAACCCTCTTACATGGGCTGAGGTCGTGGCTGCGCTCCAAGCTGTTCCCGTAGCAGTGGCTTTAGAATCTCCTCGGTACACATCCGTCAGGAGAACCTCCTCGATAAACGCACCCGAACGAGGGTCTGATTCTTCAAGGAACTTCATACTGGTTACACCCGGTCGTGAGTCTTCATCAATAACGAAATTGTTTTGGATGTTTGCAGCTGTCATTGCAAGACGCATCTCTGCTTCCTCTCTATCGTTAATTCCCGGTGCTTCGCCGACATACTCTGCTTTACCCCTCCGCTCGTTACGCCTTCTCTTTTTTTTTCTTCCTCCGAATAGGCTACGAATTCCCGGCTTCCTAGATGAATCCCAGCGGTAGTCTTCGTCTTTTTTAGATACTTCCATGACAGTTTTCGATTGCTGCACAATATACGGAATCTTCAAACGTTAAGGATGTAGACAAACCTTCAAACACATTTACAATGAAGAATATCATCATCATCCTAACAGCCCTTCCGGGCTTCCTCTTTGCTCAAAGCGAAATCGACATTAATATTATTGTAGCCCCACAGGGGAACCTGTTTGCCTCTACGGAAAACGACGACGCGGTATGGTCGCACTTCTTAGAGCCGTTATACTACAGCATCGATAACCCTGCCTTCGTGCCCTTTGAGTATGGTTCAACAGTACTAGATTTCACAACAGGTCAAAAAGGAACTCATCACTTGCTCCTCACAGCTGGCAGCGATACAATCGCATACGTCATACTACACATTGACCACACAGTACTGTCAGTCCATAACTACCATGAAATTCTAGTGAACCAAACCGAAGACTCAAACGCTACGTTTGCGCCTACACGCAACAATAAAGTGAGTAGCATCTTTGGACTTGAACCCGGACTGCAAGATTAAAAGTTTACCTTGAGGTCTTTTCGGGTGAACAGCTTACCGAATCCAGTGGGGTACTTTACAGTGCCCTTGTTCCCGAAACTCTCGGTGCGGTTGAACAAGCCTCTACTGACAGAAGTGACTCCGCGTTCACGCTCCTCTTTCGTGGGGTCAACCTTAACTCCTTTGTCAGCACGCTTGTAAATCACTCCTCCGCCATACAGCTGACCCTTTTGTCTGGCGATTTGCTCAGCGGCTCTTCTACGTCTTTCATTAGCGAAGTCGGCGGCTGATTTTGTGGAGCTTTGGGATGTTGGAGAGACGGCTCCTCTACGTCTTTCATTAGCTTGCTCTCTGCTCAAAGCATCCTTTGCTTCAAAAGAATCTTTAGCTCGGTCCATAAAGTACTCGTTGTCTGCTCCCTCATAACCCCTACCTCTTTCTTGAGAGCCAAACTCATCCATGAACTTTGTTACAAAATTAATCGATGCTTCGTTTTCCTCGGACAAGTCCACGCCAGCTTCTTCTGCGCGAGAAGCAAGAGCAGAGATGTCTCCCGGGGATACCATCCTATCTCCTACACCGTTGAGCACCTTAGGGAAACTAGCTCCACGGAACCCCGACTGAGAAACTTCCGGGTTCGGGTCATAGAACCTTGCGGTTGGAACATCCATTTTATCAAAGCTGAGAGCTCCGTGAAAATCCCCAATCTTCTTGTCGGTCATATAAGAACTCATGAGATTCAGTTTCTCTTCGTCGCTCTTACCATCCAGTGCCCTAGCAAAGTTGCTATTGCCAGAAGCAATCATATTGTCAGCAGCGGCCAGAGCCTTCTCAGGATTTTCGCTAATAAATCTGTTAATCTTCGTTGCGTATTGTTGGTACTGGGAATCAAGAGAACCACTACCACTTAGGTATTTTTTTCCGAATGCAGTCTTCTTCAATCGCTCCTGCTCGTCTGGGGACATAGCATCGAGACCCCCGTCCGGGACGTTAAAGTTGTAGGCATCAATCTTCCCCTCACCTTGGGCGGACTGCATGCCATCGTTGCTGGTGTATTCAACGCTAGCTACTTCTTTACTTCTAACGTAAGGGCTCTTCTTGCTCTTCTTTGGGTCGCCTTCTGGAACATCGTTCCCCTCATCTGCATATGCCATCTTTCCACCGAAGCGCATATACTTGTATGGCTTTTCCTCAATCTCGCCACCCATAGCATATCTCCTTACCTCTGCTCCAGAAAGAGCACGCCTTAAATCGTTGCTTCCTTTTCCATCGTTAGCAAAGAATGGAACCATCTTGCCGTTTACTTTGACCATCTTCATGGTCACAAATATAATGTTATTAGCGCAGGTCTGTGTCGTGCTTCTTAGAGCCCTTGATGTAGCTATTGACCCTACCCATAGCCCAAGCAGCCATCGGAGCGCCGCGTCTAGAGCCTGACGAAAGCCAAGCACCCTGACCACGTCGGTACACCTTTGCTAGGGTTCCGTAAGAAATTCCGGAACTCTTGGCTTTCTTCTGGAGAGTGGCCTTGGTTGAGGCGTTTATTGGCTTGGCCTTAACCTTCGCTCCTTTCTTTGCCTCGGTTCTTTTCTTAAACTTAAGGAAGGAAATCTTCTTTCCCTTCCTGTACTCGTCTGCCATATCCTTCTTGTTGGCAGCATCCTCCTCTACAGTCGCTTTGATTTCCTTGCCTTGTCCGGGGTCGGTGTATCTAGTAGGGAGTCCGAGTTTGTATTCCTGTTTTCTCTTACTTGCCATGGCTGGCGATTTTAAACGAAGCCTCCTTTACGGCACCGGGGTGTGGCTGGTAATCTCCCTTCATGAGGTAGTATCTACCCTGCTCCTCCATCCAGTGATACCCGGACGGTGGTGGGACAGATACCTTCTTGGAGGATACGCTGAGCTTTGGGCGTTCTGATTTACGAGCCGTCTCCATCTTTCTGGCGTTTACGCTCTTTGGAAATCATCTTATTCATTGCGTCTTCACGCATTCCTGAAAGAAGATACACCATAGAGTAATTCTTTAGTGTTGAGTCGGGTATGGATACCTCTGGAAATTCCTTTGCAAACCTAGCCTTAGTCTCTTTGAGAACAGACTCTTTTGTTACTGGCTCTTTAGGGTCACCTGCAACGGCACCTGATTTTGCTTTCTTGTACTTCACACAGCAAATATAACTCACTTAGATAGACCCCAGTTGTGATTGCTGTAGCCAACATGAACCTTATAGTCTATAGACTTAATAGTGAGCCGGAGGTTTTCCCGCTGCTTTTTTATGCGGGCAGGAGTCTTAAATGCGTAAGATATTAATCTGTCCCTATGAATGTCAGATGACCATATCAAGTCCTTGTCGTTCCCGGCTAGGACGACACCCTTGACGGGGTACTCCTTCTTAGATTTAGCATCGTATAGAACAACGTCACAAAGGTGGATTGGGTCTTTCATAGACCTATAACGCTACCGACCTAAGATTTATTGCAGCTGGTTTTTAGCCAACAGAACTTTGACTTCTTGGACCTCTTTTAGCAACTGCTTTACGTCGTCCTTCATCTCAGAATTGTCTGTCTCCAAGGCAGTTACTCTCCCTTTCAATGAGCTGTAGTCTGATTGATGCTTAATCCAAATACCAATTAACGAGCCCGCTATGAGCAGTAGCTCAAATTGTGTCATTGCGTCCATGCTCACAAAAGTAATAACTGAAAGGCTTGTTTATTTCAATACAATGACGTGACCTGATGCATTGACAATGTGTGAAGAAGCTACTTTTGAAGCCTTAAGAGAGTACACGTAACTGCCATCAGAAACGCCCGAAAGCGCCCACTGCTCTCCCGGGTCATTGCTGTACCAAACAATCTGACCCCATCTATTATAAACGTTAAGCTCCCAAGTCCTCCAGCACTCAGGGTCTGTAACGGCATAGAATGTATCATTAATACCGTCTCCATTAGGCGTAACGGCATTGGGAATAAATACGTCAACCTCGTCACACACCATACCTACTATGTCTTCACACAGGAGTCCAGAGTCGCAATCAATGTATTCTGTTACAACAGAGTATTCTGTTACCATTACCGTGTCAGTTAGGTATATGTACTCCGTAAGGACGACGTCTACATATGTGGTGTCGTAAACGGTTGTCTCCGTGAAGACCGTGTCCGTTAAGTATATGTAGTTGTCTATGTAGGTGGTGTCATACATGTACACCTCGATGTAATTGTCTACTATCAGGGTGTCTATGATAGTTAGCGTTAAAGTGTCGGGCGGCATCTCCACGTACACTGTGTCGGTCTGATACACATAGACCGTATCCACCAACGTGGGGTCTGGGCAGAATGTCAATCTGTTATCACTCAGGTTGATGTCGGGGTAGGTTTGAGTTTGATTGAAGCTAGTTCCGGAGCTCCACCCTTCGGGGAATGGAAAGTCCTCGTAGTCCGCCGTTTGAGATACGTTTATCTGCCATATTACAACCTCCCAGCAGTAGCCCTCTAGCTCTGTATCTATGATGCAGTCCCAACTAAACGGTGGATTGAGAACGAAATTAGTGAATCCGTTTGTCCATCCCGTATTGTTTGAGGACATAACATAAGACCATCCCGGATGAAACGTATTGGACGTGCAGTCCGTGTTCTCTCCATAGTCCTCTCCAGTTACCTCGTCCACGTAGTGGAGGCCAAACACAATATGAGTTACCGTCTCGTTGTTTGAGACATTGAAGCCGCCGCTTTCTTCGCACGTGTTACCATCGAATTGGGTGAACTCATTGCAGCCACAGTTCTCAGTGTTGAGCCATTGGACTTGAAAGGAGTGTAGTCCGTTAGAAACGGCGGCGCCAGTGTACCCTAGTAGTGCTATGTCGCAGGTCTGAGAGTAGGATACAAAGGGGGCTAAGAGAAGCAGAAGAAGGGAAGGTTTCATGCCCCAAATCTAGCAACTTTTTGGGCACAGCTTTCCCTCATTCACTCTCTAGTTATTGTGACGTTAGGGGCTCACGATTACCCCATGTGTCTAAGCCCCGTAGGTGTCAAGCTGGTCCGCCCAAGCGGGCCAAGTGCGATACCGTTTTCGTGCCAAGGCAAAGCAAAGGTACACGAAAAAAACTACAAAGTCAAGTACTTATTACGCTTCTTTAATGGCTGAGCGAATTGCTCGTATCACCATCAAGAACCAGATTGTTATAACAGAGTATGCTACGTATGAAGAGACCATGCCTAATGTCAATTTTGTTTCGGGCGCAAAAGTACATTTTGATTCGCCATTTGACTAATCAACCTTGTGAAAAAAGATGAGAGCAATACAGAGTCAGGGGATTATATATATATAGAATCGAAATCGCATCAAAACCGAAACGATTTGTTGTAACCCACCCCCTTGGATTCGTGTCGGGTCGGCGCTAACATTCCAGCGTTTTGCCCAGCACCATTGGAACCACAGCCCTCGTGACTGACACCACACCATGCAACGTGACGTGAACAGAGTCTCCGCACATCGATGCAGGTGCACAGGACACAGGTACAATCACACCCCTGCCTTTGCCGAGTTCGATTGAGTACCCATCTGTGGGTGTTAACATCTGTTGGCAATCACTGGATACTAGAACAAGATTGATATCCGTTTAACACTCAACAACGCGACAGCTAATATATAACAGGCATCACATAACATACTGACAATGAACAAGTTAAACATCACATTCAAGCGGGGCATCAACACAATCGATTTGAGCGCCGAGGGGTACGGAGTCTTCCAGCAAAAGGTCACTGACGTTTTCGTCGATGGCGAATTCAAGATGTTCATCTCCAAGGACGAGGTGCTCAAGGACTACTCTGCCTTCGAGGACAATGACAGCGAAATGGTTGCTGGGGGCCAGACCTTAAAGGAGTGCAAAGAGAACGTTCAGCGCGTCCTGTTGAAGGAGGCTCGTGAGGACAATCAAGATGCATATGAGGACGCGGTACTCGAGCGTCGATACATGCGAAATGTCAAGGACGCTTGCACCACCCCTAGCGAACGATTCGAGGCTCAGGAAGCCATTGATATCGCGCAGGCCAAACTGGATGCATTGCAGTCTGAGTTCGAAGCGATACTGGAACGCTTGAAGCCGCTGATGCCGAGCCACGCACGGAGCATGGCGCAAATCCGATTAGGTAAGTCAGCACAATAAAGAAGAACCGGTGAACGTTACCACTATATAACCCCCAACCCCCACGTCAAAATGAGCATGCTTCCAATCGTTTCCATCAAAGTCCAGAACGGCACATCCGTCGTCACGCTCTCCACCATGGGAGACACCACCCACGTCCAGACCGACACCGGAGTCTGCTTCCACGTCCGCCAGCTAGCTGAGGACAGCGTGTACTTCAAGCCCGCCCGGACCATCCTCAATCAGGCCCGTCAACTGGACCGCACCGAGCACGAGATGAGCCAATCGTTCAAGTCTGTTCTAAGGGCCCGTCACAGCATCCAGAGCCTACTCAAGGACGGCGTAGATGCACCGAGCCATGCCGACGCGGACCGAATCGTTAACGACGCCTTCGACACCCTAGCGAAGTTGGAGGTGCTCCGAATCGAGGTCATGCGGGACCGGGACGAACTCCATCAGGACATCAAAGCGCAGAACTTCAGCAGCCGGATTGCCAACGGGGACGGCACGTCCACAGAAATTTTAGAGTACTGACACAATAACCTGAAACCAGTACACGTTATACTATTGAACCGAGGGGGTAACAGGGCCCCCTCACAATTGAATCCAGATGAGCAAAGAAAAGCAAGACATCTACCAGAAAGTGACCGACCGCATCGTGGCTGGTCTGAACCAAAAGGGCCTCACATGGTTCCGTCCATGGACCTCCGACGGAATGATGGCCCCCATCAATAACTCAACCGGACGGGCCTACAAGGGCATCAACGTCCTCCTGCTTTGCGCCGAGGCTGTTGAGCAAGGCTACGAGCACAACGAGTGGGTCACCTACAAGCAGGCCGTTGCCATAGGAGGCAATGTCAAGAAAGGTTCCGAGTCCACCTTCATCGTGTTCTGGAACATCGTCTACAAGTGTGTTGAGACCGGGAAGAGCTACCGCAAGTTGGAAGACATTCCCGTGGGGAAGCGATACACAAAGCTGTTCTTCCCTCGTTCCTTCAACGTGTTCAACATCGACCAGTGCGAAGGTTTGGAGCCACGCCGTGAAAAGGTAGAGCCCACCGGAGACTTCAACCCGATTGAGCAGGCCGAGAACATCTACAAGGAGCAGTACCCTAAGGAGGTGCGCCCCACGTTGGCTCACGGCGGTTCGAGCGCCTTTTACGTCCCCAGCAAGCACCATGTGCAAATGCCTAAGCAGGAGACATTCATCACCAGCGATGACTACTACAAGGTGCTCTTCCATGAGTTGGTCCACAGCACAGGACACGACACCATCCTCAAGCGGTTGGACAAGGTTGCTGCCTTCGGAGGCGATGCTTACAGCAAGGAAGAGTTGGTCGCTGAGATTGGTTCGCAGTTCCTCGTAGGTCTGACAGGGATACAACCCAAGGACGATGAGACCAACAGCCAAGCCTACATCAACGGCTGGTGCAAGAAACTCACTGACCATCCAAAGATGGCTTTGAGTGCAGCGAACAAGGCCATGAAAGCCGTGGACTTCATCACAGGGGAGGGGGCAGTAGCTCCTTCCCTCTAACCCCAGCAGCCATGAGCCTATCGGAACTACAAGAGATGTACGGACTCGAGTGGATTGACTACGTAGAGTTCTTAGATTGACCACCACGGCAATCGTTAACATTCATTCACAAATCAGGCACAATATGAAGAGACTTTACCCCGTTACTACTATACAAGACACAGAGAAAATGAAAAAGATGACAGAATACAATTCAACCCCCATTGCATATGCAAGCTACCCAGCCACAGGTGTGGTAAGGACAGACCGAAAGTTCAAGGCTCAAATCCAGTTCTACACTGGCAGCGCATGGGGCCGAGGCACATGGGACTGCACAAAGACCTTCAATGACGAAGGCCACCTTGACAACTTCATCGCTTACATCGAGCGTACAAAAGGATGGAACTTGGATGAGGTGTGGTACGTGAGCAACATCACTCCACTCAAGGATTCATGGGCCTACCAAGGAGACCCGGTGAACCACTCCAAGCTCAGTGCATTCCACAAGCCTAATGGATGGAAGGCGCGAAGAGCAGCAGGTCTTTAACAAAACCCCCACCCAGAATGATTTTTGACAATTCCCCCAATCCGTTTGTAGAGCTAGACCTTAACAAAGAAGAGTTGGTTGAAGCCTATGGTTTCTTCGCCGATGTAGACCCTGAAGCCCAGAGTCTGGTGATTAGCGCAATGGATATGAAATACTCCCTGATGGAGCTTGTTAACTTCCATTAACAACCCGAGCACAATAACAGCATACTTGCCGCGTTATTAATACAGAAGCAGTTCAATTAAAATCTTAGTAAAATGACCGAAGTAAAATTCAACATCGACATCGAGACAGACATGATGTCCATCGCTCAAAGCATAGCAGACAACAACTGCTTGGACATCTTGAAGTCTAAGTACGCCTTCAAGAACGCCCTGTGCGTGGCTTTCTACGACAAACACAAGGACTCTATGGGCCACTGCAACTTGCGCATCTGGAACGTAAACACTGAAGAGGTGGCTGAGCTCAAGGCAGAGCTTTTGCCAGAGGGACTCACGGAACTTGCGCGGTCAGTTCGCCAGCGTATGGAGAAGCAAATGATGGAGGAGTCAGGCAGGCGATACGTTTCCATTGGAGGCTCTGAGATGAAGCAGTTCCAAGATGCCATCGATGTGGCCTTCGGAGTGCAAACATTTCTAAGCGGAAGCAAGCACGACTACAGCTACGAGTTCAACAGAGTCATTGAATGCTTAGACGACATTGCCGACCACGGCTACGGTACACGCCTCGACCAAGGCATGATTGAAGAGCGCAACACCCGTGCCCGTCGCAAGTTCAAGCGTGGTCGCTTCCTTAAGAAGGACACCCTGAAGAGCGGCGAGAGCAGCGCGTACAACATCAACGTGGACGCAGTTGTGCAAGACCACCCAGACATCATGGATGGCATCAAGGTCGTCCCTCCTGTTCTCCGTCTTTCTAAGGAGCAAGGTGACACTGAATTCACGATGCACCGCGTCTTGCCTGATGGCACCGAGAATTACATGACGTACCCGGACAATCTGTTCGCCGCCGTCAACCAGCTGGGCAGTATGCTCAAGCGTCGAGAGGCTGGGGCTATCAAGAAGGCCACCCAGAACGCCGCTCAGGGCCGTGACCTCAAAGAGGACAACGGATTCTACACCAACGAGGAACTCGCTATCCTGTTGCAAGGTGTTGAGCTCCCTGAGGAGCAGACCTACGCCGTCATCGACACGGGCAAGCCCAACGAGCACAGCTGTAGCCGTCTGGTGACTGACGCGGAGCGCCACGCTGTTGTAGAGGAGCTGTTCGCAGCTGGTCGCAACCCACGCATCGTCATGAGTGGTATGACCCACGCCACGGCAAAGAAGGTGGAGGCCAAGCTCCAGCGTTCCGCCTACATCGTCTCGAAGCAGAAGAGTGTTTGCGAGAGCATCACCTCTCTGCGTGAGAAACTGGAGGAGTTGGTCAAGGAGAACAAGAACTTGTCGGAGTCCAAGTCTGACAACAACGAAGCGATGATGGAGCTAATTAACAGTTCTTCACAAGTCAGCGCACAATAACAAGGAAAGTCCTGCGTTATTACTGTAGAAGCCACATGAAAAACACATCATCATGACTGAAAAAATCATTAAGACAACAGAAGACGGATGGGACTGCGCTCCCTCCATCATGGAGGTATCCGAGCTACTCCCACAGGCTCGTGAGATGTACCACGAGATTCAGTGTTGCAAGCGAAGCATGAGCGCGAAGGACATGCTCAGCGACCTCAAAGATTTCGTCACCGACCTCAAGCAAAGGATAGACGATGCCGTTGAAGTATTGGAAGGAGTTGAATTTGAAACCGTTGACGATGAAGACTAAAGCATTTATGGTTCCAACCCGACAGCTTACAAAGCGTCTCTCGGACTACGAGTCAGGCAATCTCAATGTAGACCAAGTCCTTGACCTCTATTCTGTATTGATTCAGAATGGCATGGCGTGGACACTCGAAAGCAAGTACGGAAGAATGGCACGCCATCTCATTGATTCTGGTTCATTAACATCTGATGGCACAATAACTCACGAACATCTCCCGTTCTGACTACAGAAAACATTAAAACAATTACGATGAGTGCATTTGAAAAAACCCCACGACCATTTAAGGTCGTAATGAATAAGGCCACCAAGTCTGGTGTGTTTAAGATTCAAATCGGTGAGCTGGAGCTCAGTATCACCACCCTTGACGGTAACAACGAAGCCGTAGTCTTCTCCAAGAGTGGAGACCAGATTGCAGAGCGCAGGTTCACAGACTTCAATGAGGTTGTGTCCTTTTTCTGGAAGCTGGAGCACATCGATAGCGAGTGAAGACATGGACAACAAAAACTTTTCTGATACCATGTGCAATATTGGTTGGCTCGGTATCGTTATAACACTGACTCTAATCTTAATTCAATCCAAATGCTAGAAGTACAAGAGAAAAACCGGAGGACATTTCAACTCCACGACAGCGAGACAATTTGTAAGCTGTTCCTTAACGCCTGTCGCCAATTAGACGCCGGGAAATTAACACCAGAAGAGTTTACCCAGAGTTGCATGCGTATCAACGACGAAGCAGAAAACTACGGTCTATTGGACTCTTTAACTGATTGGGAATCATGAGCATTAAAAAAAAGTTCATAAGAAAGGTGCTCAAAATGTTGAAACTTTCCCACGGATTCCCGAACTTCGCCAAACAAGCAAACGCGGAGCGGAAAGATTTCGTAACCCTACTGTCTCAACAGAGCATGATGCTCGACGAATATGAAACTCTAGTTGCTGAGTATGACAAGCAACTCAACCCTGAAACTAAAATTCAATCCAATGAGTGATTACAAATTCAAGACCACGAACATACGTGGCAAAAAATACGTCGAGGTAAGCGAGCGTATCAAATTTTTCCGTCAAGAAGAACGGTTTAAAAACTGGACAATCTCTTCTGAAATCACGATGTCAGATGACAGGAAAGAGGTTATCTGTAAGACCATCATCGCTGACACAGAACAACGAGTCATCTCTACGGGGCACGCTCACGAAGAGAGGGCTTCCAGCAACATCAACAAGACTAGCTTCGTAGAGAACTGTGAAACTTCAGCAATCGGAAGAGCTCTAGCCATGCTGGGAATTGGTATCGATGTAAGTATCGCGTCAGCAAACGAGGTGAAGGACGCCATCGCTAAACAAGACGCCAAGCCAGCAGTAAAGAAACAGACTACTGAGGAGTCTACAGAGAGTGACTACCAGAAAGCAATAACCTTCTTGAAGAACTCGTCTGACCCCGTTGATGCGTGGAGCAAGATTAGCAAGCAGTCAAAAACCAAGTTCAGTGACGAGCAGTATGACAGACTTCAATCGTTCGTTGCCGAAAAATCCAAGAGCTAATGTTGAGTATTAAGCTAGCAGAAGCAGTAGGTAAGGGCCACTTATCCTATAGCTCAATCAAGTACGCACTCCAAGACATGAAGCTTTGGGAGATGTACATGAAAGGCCAGCTCTTTAAGGAGAGCGAGGCACTAACCTTCGGAAGCATGTATGACTGCCTACTCTTTACTCCTGAGAACTTCGACAAGCAGTTCATGGTGCTCAATGATAGTGCCCAGTGTAAGGAGATTGGCGGGCGTGCCCCTCGAATGACAAACAAGTACAAAGCTTGGGTCAAGGACTATCACGAAGATGCTGAAGAGAAAGGAGTCAAGCTCATCGGAGAAGACGACTTCAAGAAGGCTAATGAGATGATTGAAAGACTCAAGGTGAGTGGCGTATTGGAAACCTACCTCATCGGTAACTACCAGCACGAGTTCAATCAGGAAATCAACGGGATACCTGTTCGAGGATTCTTGGATTGCCTGAACAAAGACTACATCAGTGACCACAAAACCACGAGGAGCTTATCGTCTTTCAGGTATGCAGTAAAAGATTACGGATACGATATCCAAGCTTACATCTACTGCTCCGTGTTAGGCATTGACAAGTTCTACTGGGTGGCACAAGAGAAAGCATATCCTTTTGCTATTGGGGTCTATGAAGCAAGTGAAGAGACCTTGGCTAGAGGAGAGCAGAAATTCAACAAAGCCGTAGAGAGAATCACCCGGTATTTGGACAACAACCTGAAGACCGATACGTTCTTCATCAAAGAAACAATCTAATGACATTGCAACAACTCATCGAGAAAGCAAACTCCCACTTCGGTATCGACGTGACTATGCCAACAAACTTCAGCGGCGATGGTTTTGAACCACGTTGCCTGACCACGTACTACGCCATCACAAATATGAAGGCTCCGTACAACAAGTTGGCAGACGTCATGAAGTCCGACAGGAACGAGCTTAGACTGATGTGGTTGTATGCAGAAGGAAACCTCGGCGTAGTGAACAAACGTCGAGCGTACAAAGCGTTCACAAACACTCTTTAATTTTTTCATACCATGGCTGATAACAGCAACGTGTATGCGGGATACACAGAATCCCCGCGAGTCCAACAGCGAATCTCTTTCACTACGGAAGAGCTTGATAACCTCAAGCAGTACGCTACTGAGAAAGGACGTGTCTACTTGACCGTCGTGTCTGTCCCTCACAAGGACGATAACCGCAAGATGAAAGCCTTTTGTGAGGTCTATGACCCCAACGCTCCCAAAGAGCAAGACCGAAAGGCAAATGCAATGACTACAACTGAGGTTCCTTTCTGAGGAATCCATAGTAGTTGTTAGTGAGGGGGGGAGGCATCGACCATCGTATTCTTCCCCCTTTTTCTTGCCCTCGTAGCTCAGATGGATAGAGCAACTGCCTTCTAAGCAGTAGGCCATAGGTTCGATTCCTATCGAGGGTGCATTAAGTCACACGCCCATCTTAAACTTTACCTTGTCGGGTGAGGTGGGGTGTCCAGTCCTTTACCTTAAGTATTATAGTAGGAGTAAGGGGTCAAGTCAGGTGGTGTGTGGCGACTTGTGTAGGCCCTGTTATGGACATCAAAGACTGACGGCTCGGAAAGACGAGCATCCTCGAACACAATTAAACCAATTATAAATGAATATTTTTCAAGAAACGTGGGAAGAGTACCTGCTAACTATCGGGCACGAGCACGAGAACAACAGGCAGAGACCCAACGTAGAGTGCCGGGCCGCGTTCTCAAATGCGTGCGCACCTTTCTTTCACAACGATAACGTTTCAAAACTGTGGTCAAAAGACAGGACTACAGTATACCATTATCTTCGCAGTCACGAAACATACTACAGATACAGCAAGGATTACAGGGAGTGGTTCAACGCGGCTACACAGGTAGTCACTGACAAGATTGAGCTCGTTGACCTGAATGACTTGACTGGAGAAGCAAAGAATAAAATAGGAGCTCATGAGCAAATTGATTCAATCACAGGGACAATCAAAGTCCTCCAAAACGTCCTTAGAAAAATCGAAGCCAGAGTACGAGGCAGTAGACCATCCCAGTCACTACAAGACGGGGGGCAAGGAAGTGTACCAGATGATGCAAGACATATGGGGGACAGAATTGTACATAGGGTTCTGCGAGATGAACAGCTTCAAGTATCGGATGAGGGCAGGAAAGAAGCCGGGTCAGTCGATGAGTCAGGACATGGAGAAGGCCAAGTGGTACGAGAACCAAGTGAAGCTACTCAAGGATGAAAGAGAGAAAGGTAACAATCTACCCGACAATCTATCGCACACAAGAGGCAGTAGTCACGACGTTGGATACTGTTCTAACGAGGATTAAAGAAGGGAGGAGTAAAGAACAGGTCACCAACGTTAGAGGGGGCGACAAGACAGCCAAACAAAAACTACCCGCAGTCTGTTTCAGTGGCATCTTCAAAGATGGAAAGAGAAACGACGACGCACTGCTCTATCATAGTGGACTGGTTGTTCTAGACTTTGACCACGTTGACGTTGACCGCACTAAGAAAGCGCTGGCCGCAAACAAGTACATAGCTGCTTGTTGGGTATCTCCTAGCGGAGACGGAGTCAAGGCACTTGTAGAGGTAACTAATACGGAGAAGCACCGAGAGCACTATCGGTCCCTGAAGAAATACTTTGATGAGCAGTACGGCTTAGAGCTTGACAGTACAGGTGAGAACGAATCCCGGGCTTGCTTTGAAAGCTTTGACCCCGACCTAGTATTTAAAGCAGAATTCGAGAAGTATGGTGGCATGTTGTCTGACCGCTCAGAGCAGCAACAAATCAAAGACACGGGAGAGAAGACAGATTATCAGAAGGTGAACATCGCCTCGATGATGATTAGCAAAGCCGAAGAAGGAGAGAAGCACAACATCTTAGTCAAAGCTGCTACTTTACTTGGTGGTTTTGTAGCGTCAGGAATAGTCGAAGAATCTGTTGCTCACTGGGTGTTGCTTCGTGAGATTTCTAAGCGTGATGTAAGAGACTTAGACGCTGCAAAGAAGAGCATCAAAGAAGGTATTGAGAACGGAAAGAAACTCCCTATCTCTGAGGTGTTGAACAACGAGGAGCGCATCCGTAGAGAGATGAAGCTTACCGACGGTGACATGAGCTTTGTGTCTAGCGACAACGTTGACTATGATTGGATTGAGAGGTACGTAGCGGGCGACATTCCTGTTGGTCTATCTACAGGAAACGAGTACTTGGACAATAACTTTGTTTTCAAGAAGGAGTTTGTAATGATAAACGGGCACAGCAACATTGGCAAAACGACATTTGCTTTATGGATGATGGTTGCCAGCTCGATGAATCACAACTGGCGCTGGGTTATTTACTCTAGTGAGAACAGAACCGCTGCAATCAAGATGAAGCTTGTGACGTTTGCCCTTAACAAGCAGATTGGAATCACTACCTATCAAGAACGAAAGAAAGCTCGTGAGTGGGTTGAAGAGCACTTCATTGTGATTGATAACAGCAAGGTGTACAGTTACACGGACATCATCTTGTTCTGTGAAAAGATTCACCGACAGAACCCCATCGACGGGTTGTTCATTGACCCATACAACAGCTTGAAGATTGAGATGTCGTCAGGTAGAGGGGTGGGTGTACATGAGTACCATTACGAGGCTGCTAGTGAGTTCCTGACCTTTAGCAACAACTTAGATATTGCTGTCTGGGTAAACGCTCACAGCGTTACAGAATCTCAGCGTCGTAAAGGAGATGATGGCTTACCTATCGCTCCATTTGCTGAAGACACAGAGCACGGAGGTAAGTGGGTCAATAGAAGTGACTGCTTCATTACACTGCATCGAAAGATTCAAAGCCCTGACCCTCTACAACGCCGGTGTATTGAAATGCACGTGCGCAAAGTCAGAGAGACTGATACAGGTGGTAAACCTACCCCGTACATAGAGCCTTTGTTGTTTGAATTCAACAGCACAATGAGTGGATACATGATGTTGAAACCAAATACAAAACTGTTCACAAGCCTAGGTGAACAACTTGTTGGCGAACAGACGTCCCTTTGAATGTAAATTGTAAAATGTCACAGCGATACAAAAAGAATCTGACTCGTCCACATAAGTCGAAGAAGAGAAACCTGAGTAGAGGTCGTGTTACCATGAAGTCTACACTTGAAACGTATTGCTATGACCAGCTGAAGGAGGCAAAGCTCAAGTTCTATTATGAGCCTGAAACGTTTGAGCTGGTGAGCTCATTTAGATACGGCGGAGTATACTACAAGTCGTCAAAGGGGAAGGATGTCATGACAAACGCTACAGAAAAGGTAGTGTTGCCAATTAAATACACCCCTGACTTCGTTAGTCACGAGCACAAGTTCATCATAGAAACTAAGGGCTATGTCCCTTCTCAGCACACGTTTCCGCTACGTTGGAAGCTATTCTTACATTACCTAAGAGACAATGATATGGACGATTACATGTTGTTCATTCCTAAAAATAAAAAGCAAGTCGATGAAACGATTCGCGTAATCAAACAACACCTAAATGGACAAGGAGAAACTTAGTAGGTTGTATAGCTTCTCCACAATCGAAATACAGAAGCTAACTACCGAGCTCTACGAAGAGCTACATAACGACAAAGGGGAACCCAAGCTTGAATGGGAGCCAATGCTCAACGACGTAAGAAAATACAAGCGATTGGTCATTCAAGAACTAGAGGCTCTGAAGGTTGCACTTAAAGAGTTCTTGGAGCACCATGAGCACAGTTGAACGAGATAAAAAATGGGGGGCGGTAGTAGAGCATCAGTGGGCTGCTTGGCTTAAGGCTAGGATACCCGACGTGGAGGTTACTCATGCCCCTGACTTAAAGCACCCGGCTTGGGATATGTACACCACCGTACCTACAGGAAGGAGGAGGTACTACGAAGTTAAATGGGACGCCAGCGCACAGGCACCATGGAAAGATTATCGTGGCAACAAAAGAGACGCTACAGGTAACGTCTTCATTGAGTATGAAAACCCCTACCGCAATGAGAAGTCTGGCATCGAGGCGTCTGACGCACATTACTGGGTGTACGTAATGAAGATGGCTTACGAGCTCGTTGGCATGGAGCAGGTGCAGAAGTACAAGGTTCAGGCTCTCGTGCTTGACAAGGAGCTGCTCAAATCGTTCACGGCAGACGGCAACTACAGGGTTGTAGACACCAAAAGAGATTCCAAAGGAAGCCAACCTAACGCCCGAGGAAAGCTAGTCCCCATCTCGGATATACTATCAAACAAAGAAGCTTCAGGACTACGAATGAAAGTAGATTTTACTGAGTATCTTCGCCCACTTTTTCTTTAACCCCATATTATTATGAGCAAACCATCTCAGACCCCGGATATTCCATGGGGTCCAGTAGGATACGTGACCTATAAAAGAACGTATTCTCGCAAATTAAATGAAAAGGCCAGCGAAGAATGGCCTGACACTGTTTCCCGTGTGCTTTCTGCCTGCGACAAACAGCTTGGTGTTGACTTCACAGATGAAGAGGAACAAGAAGTTCGTGACATCATGTTAAACTTGAAGGGCACGGTAGCAGGTAGGTTCCTGTGGCAGCTTGGAACAAAGACAGTTGATAGATTGGGACTCCCATCACTACAGAATTGCGCCTTCGTTGTTGTAGACCAACCCGTGCGTCCCTTCACATGGGCGTTCGAGATGTTAATGCTTGGAAGTGGCGTTGGGTTCAACATCCAGAGAGAGAATGTTTACCAGCTGCCTAAGCTTCAAAAGAAAAAGGTAAAGCTGGTAAGGAAAGATGAGAACGATGCAGACTTTATAGTTCCAGACTCTCGTGAAGGGTGGGTGGAGTTGCTTGACCGTGTGATTAGGGCGTCCTTTGAAACAGGACAGGGCTTCTCCTACGCAACACACCTTATCAGACCCGCCGGAGCACCAATCAAAGGCTTTGGAGGAACTGCGTCTGGAGCAGAAGACTTGGTGAAGGGGATGGTGAGCATCAATGAGTTGCTTAACTCTCGTTCCGGTAAAAGACTGAGACCAGTTGACTGCCTTGATATCATGAATATCATTGGTAGCGTAGTGGTAGCAGGAAACGTTCGTCGGTCAGCTCAGATTGCTCTTGGCGACCACGATGACATTGAGTACTTACGCGCTAAGCGTTGGGACTTAGGGAGCATTCCAAACTGGAGGGCTATGTCAAATAACTCTGTTGTGTGCGACGACATCAGCCTTCTTCCTGAAGAGTTTTGGGAAGGGTACAAAGGAAACGGAGAACCGTATGGGTTAATCAACCTTGAATCCTCTCGTCGCATGGGTAGGACTAACGAGACTCAGTATCCTGACCCAGACGTTCAAGGATACAACCCTTGTGCTGAACAATCATTAGCTAACTTTGAGACGTGCTGCTTGGCTGAGATTTTCTTGCCAAACATTGAGTCAGAAGAGGAGTTACTTAAGGTTTCTAAGTACCTGTACAGAATCAATAAGCATAGTCTTGCGATTAAATGCGCAGTGAAGGAGACTGAAGAGATTGTCCATCAAAACATGCGAATGGGTATTGGGGTTACCGGGTACCTACAAGCAACTGAAGAACAGCGTCAATGGTTATCTGGCGTTTACCCTAAACTAAGAGAATACGACGATGACTATTCAAGACTACGAGGATTTCCAAAGTCTATTAAGCTCACCACAGTTAAGCCCAGTGGGACGTTGTCTTTACTTGCTGGCGTTACACCGGGAGCTCATCCCGGATACTCAGAATATTTCATTAGACGAATTAGAATGGCTTCAGGTAGCGACCTTGTACAAGCTTGTCGGGACCGAGGGTATAGCATAGAGTACGTCAAGAACTTTGATGGCACTGAAGACCATGGAACCGTAGTCGTTGAATTTCCGTGCAAGTTTCCTGAGGGTACGATGTACGCAAAAGACATGACTGCTATTGACCAACTGAAAGTAATCAAAAGATTGCAGCAAGAGTGGTCAGACAACAGCGTGTCTGTAACAATCTACTATCGCAAAGAGGAGCTAGAAGACATCAAGATGTGGCTCGCATTAGAGTATGACAACGTAAAGTCTGTTAGCTTTCTACTGCATAATGAACACGGGTTTGCGCAAGCTCCGTTTGAAGAGATTTCTAAGGAGGTCTATGACGATATGAGCTCTAAGGTTAGGCCCATTACTGGCCTTGGTGTGTTAGACATGGGGGACATCGAGATTCAAGATTGTGATACAGGAGCATGCCCAGTACGATGAACCCACAACCTAGCAAACAGTTTCTCGCTAACCTTATTGCGTTTAGAAGGGAGCAGTTCGTCCAGACTTTGGCGGACAACGAAGCTCTACTCGCTGACGGATTTGAAGAAGCTCTAATCGGACATACTAACGGACACAACGTGGTTGCTGTGTATGACTACGACTTATGCGTACAAATCCTGATGGAGGGAGAAGGCATGAGCACTGAAGACGCCATTGAATTCATGGAGTTTAATGTGGTAGGCTCTTACGTCGGGGAAAAGACTCCGGTATTCATCTCTCTATCGTGAGGGCTATGAGCCATTGTTGGGTGAGCCAACTTTACTATCTTGGTACTGTTACGCCGGACTAGTGTCGGAGTTTCGTTACCTTAATTAGACCCCTGCTCTTCGGAGTGGGGGTTTTTATTTTCTGGTCTTTTCGATTGTTCGGCCAGCAAAGTAAGCGCCAAAGGACGTTAGCATTAGAATCTGTAGCAGGTCGATGTAGCTATCCTTCACGTCGAACGGCCACTCTTCTAAGCTGTCGAAAACCATGGTTAAACAGAACATAGACATCAGTGTGATTAAGGTCACTGGTCTAATCAATTTAGCCAGCTTGATATCACTACCCATGTCCGCCTTCCATCGTTCGGTCACGTTGTTTTGATAGGAAATCTCTGCGTCTACCCTAGCCTTCGCTTCTTCAGGCGACACGTCAGGCTCATTGTCCAACAGATTTTTTACAATGCCTAACGCCCCGCTGTCTGGAAGCAAGTCACCTACAGTGTCTAGCACATTGGGTGCTGCCTTAGCTAGCCACTTCCCTAGCCCGGTGTCCTTAATCTTTTTCTTTTCAGCCATCGTAATCTGTGTATGTTATGGTGCAGTCTTCACATCCTAGTGCCTCTGCAATCGCTGGGTAAACTCTTCTGTATGCTTCAGTAGAGCCCCCTACAAATCCAGTTGACTTTATGTTTTCTGTTTGAGTATTGCCTAGCAACAGGCAACCGCTCGTATCCCCTTCGTCATTGCCGCAATGAATCAGGATGTGCTTGAAATTAGGAACCTCCATCACCTCAAGCATCCCCTTGTGCATCTCTCCAAATCTTTTTGAATACCTATCGTGGTATCCTCCCCACGTTTTTAATCTGAGGTTGTATGTGCCAGATGGGATTCTTGTTTCGTGCATGACTTTTTCTTTCCTGTCTTCGTCCTCTAAGGTGAAGCAAAGAAATTCTCTGAAATCACTCCCGTTGCTTACATCAAACAGAAGTCCAAGCGTGTCATTCTTTTGACTACTAAACCTTACTACCTCTAGATTCATTCTTCCAATGCTTGTAGATAAATATCCGTCTCAATCTTAGACGGCTCTAGCATACTGAAGTAAGCCTGTGCCATCTCGCTTAACTCTTTGTAGTCCTGAGTATTCATGGACAAAGCCTTGGCTCGCATCACAACGTAGTAGTCTCTACTGTTCTTGACTCTCCTTTGTATTTCTCTGAGCTCACCTATATGCTTCTTAAAGGTGTCGGGGAACCTCTTCCGCATTGCTGTTTCAGCGATAGGTTGATTGAATCCTTTTGAGAAAGCGTTAGCAACCTTATCAGCTTGCTGTGGGTCTGCTCCTGCTTCTTCCATGAGCTTCAAGAAACGAACTCTTCCACCCTTCTCGTCAATGTTTTTGACAGCTTCAGAGAATTGAGGGTCACTGGCAGCCAGTGCGTCCGCAACCACTTCATACGCAGCCAAGTCTTCCTCGCTGCCTAGGGCTCTTTCCTTACCCATGTTGTCAAGTGTCTTGATTAACTGCTCGGCTTCTTTGTTTCCGAAACCAATCAAGTTACCTCCAGTCATAGCTAGCTTCATGTAGAAATACATTGCCATGTTTGGCCGGTCTTCAGGTCTTACGAAGTACTCCCTTCCTGTAGATGTAACAACTTTGTTGCTACCACTAGACATACTAATGACGTTAATCATAGTGTTGTGAGACTCCGTAAGGAACTGACCGTATGGTCCGAGGTAAGACAGCATAGACATAGGGTCACCCGGTTCAGTCCTAGACCCATAGATAGGAACACCACCTTTAACCTTGGACCAGCGCTCATAACGCTCGTCATAGCTCTCTTCACCTATGCCGAAGTTGTCCTCTTCAAGAAGCGGGAATATTAAGTACTTGTTTACAGCAAACCTCATACTATTGTCAATCATCGCAAGAGGAATCTGCGGGAGGAAATCCACCAACGTAGATGCCCCTACATCCCACCAAGCCTTCTGCTTATCCTCTTCTGTTAACTGGTCTTCATCATCCCCAAAGATTGCAGATACTATAGCTGGCAACAGAATCTTACCCACCATGTGGAACGTAGCCAGCTCCGCAACACTACCGACGAGCGCCTTACCTCCTTCTCCTTTAGCCTTACCGCTTCCGTAGAAAATCTTCTTGACATCCGAGGTGATGCTTCTCTTCTTGTTGACGGCAAACCTAGAGAACGGGAGCAGAAAATTCTGCATTAAATAGGCGAGTTGAGGAGCAAAATCACTGCCCCCAGCGTACAGGTCAGCGGCCTGACGTGGAGTAGAAGCGGCTTGGTCTTTCGTCACTAATGAATCCGCATAACTCAGTGCCTCTTTGTTGGGACTAACGGCCTCTTGCTCCCAGTCAATGTCGCTTACACTGTCAACTACACCCTGCTCAATTAGCGCATCAGCATAGAATCCAAACCACGAAGCGATAGCAACCACCTTGTCCGTACCCTTGAGGTTCTTGAGTGCGAGCTTATTTAGATACTCCGTCACCTTCTGGAACTGCGTAGCGTCAAATTCCATAGACCCAGTAAACGGGTCGATGTTACCTGCCTCGTAATCCCTGCTGAATACCGGGGAGTTCTGCAATAGTCTGTATCTGCCGTTGTTGTCCAGAGCAATCTTAGAGTCAGCCATGAACAAGCCCTTACCGCTGTGGTAAACCATCTCGGCTACCGTTTGCAATACATAGGGGAATGTCTTCAGTGGGTTCTTCGCTTGGAAGAAGGTGTTCAAGATTACTGGCGACTGCTTAGCCGTCTGAATCAAGAATCCACCAAAAGCCTTGGTGATTACAGCCAGCCTAATAATGTAGCTTGGGTTCTCGAAACGTTTACCGAACAAGACAAAGTCCTTCTGGAATACAGCGGGAACCTTGCCCGTGTCTTGGTGTACGTACTTGGAAATCTTTCTTTCTAGAGCCTGTTTAACTGTAGTATTGGGTATAAGGTCAGTGGCCTCTTGGGAATTCATAACGAATCTATGTGACAGTGTAGAGCCAACAGTCTCCATTAGTGTAACGTTCTCCCTCAATGTAGATTCATTGACTCTTAAGAAGTCTAAACCAATAATAGCTTTACTCCCTGACAATGACCTTGGGTTACGTTCAAAGCTACTTCCAGCAACCTTCTTGGTTTGACCAAGTGCTGATTCAGTAAGGGCTTTGTGAAATCCTTCAAACATTCTCATGGTTTCATTTACCACATCGTTTTTAGTTTGAATACGGACATCAAAAGGAGTGTAGTTGTCCTCCATCACTAGCTCTTTACCTAGGTATCTCTCAACGTAGTTAGAGAACTGAGGAATCAAACCAACATGCATATCAACCATGAAGTCTACAAACTGAACTAACTCAGGTGATTCAGACTTAACCTTAGCTTGCAGCTCCTGAAGGCTATTGGTGTCACCAAACATAAAGTCATACGCTGCTTGCATTTCTGCAATCTCCGCCTTGGAAAACGCGCCACCTGCTGCGACCTGCTGTTGATTGTGGTATTCAATCGTGCGCTGCATGACTCCCTTTAGATTCACAAACCACTCAGCGGCGTTCTGACCTTCCTGAGTTTCATTGTCAATGACGGGGACTTGACGGCTCATAGAGAATATCTGCATGATAGCCTTCTGACGAACTCCAGTAATCTTTTTCTTGCTCTTTCTCTCTAGCTCTTCAACCTTATCAGACATCTTCTCTACGAGCATTGAGTGCCTGAAGTCAGCTCTACCGAAAGCGCCTTCAATAGAACCAAAGCCCAACGAACGTCTGAGTCTTGCTATCGTGATGTCATCCGTAGAAAAAGCCATCCGAATGTAGGAATCAACCGTGTCCAAAAAGCCCATGTAAACCTTGGGTCTAGCCTGAAGACCTTCTTTCTTGAGGCTCGCTAAATCACTAGCGTAATCTATATTACCTCGGACCAATGAATGAACATACCCCAATCCAAACACAGAGCCATTAACAATAAAGTCGTCAAGCTTGTAATCTAGGTGAGCTAGCTGTCTCCTATTAAGCTTTAGTAGTCTGTTCTTTAGGTCCGCGAAGTTCAGTTTACTCGGGTCTGCAATTCCTAAGATGTCTGCAATCATAGGCTCTTCTAGAAGCACGTCAAGGTTAGCTGCAATTCTAGGCAACATGACGTCATCTACAATCATCTCTGATTCCTCTTCATTCTTGCCTGACTTCTCGTTGTACAGTGCCTCAAGTACACGCTCAAGGTGAGCGGGATTGCTGCTATCGAGCTGGTCGTTTACATTATTCTTATTCCACTCATCGATGTATCTAAGAATGTTCTTTCTGTTTTGAGATAGTTGAGACCTCTCATAACCAGCCTTGATTTTGTTGTACTCCTCGTCAACCGTAGTGTTGTTCTTAAGGGCCAGTCTCTCAGCTCTTGCTGCAAAGACAGCGTTTCTTCCTAGCGTTTCTTTAGATTGAAACTGAGCAACCAAAACTGCTAGGTCTTCAGCGGGTAGCTTAGGAAACGACACCGCTTCCCTTCCGTCTTCTCCCTTCTTTATTTGAGGGGCTTTCATCGAGCCCAGCGTAGCAAGGAGAGTCTGTTCGAAGGTTGTAATATCTTCGTTGTCCAGTAATGCTGGGTTGATTTTAGCTAATGCTTCTGCGTACTTATTGTATGTCGCTGTAGACTTCAGCGCCTCGCCAGCCTTCCTTGGCTTTGCTGCTTTCCCTAGTCTCTTCTGCAATCCCCTAACCCTATTTACTTGGTCGAGGTACTCCTGCATTGCCTTCTTGGTATCTCTAGCATCGAAGACGGCAGATAGCTTATCAATAAACGTCTGCATAACCTCAAAGCCTTCCGCCTTTACCCTTTTCCCGGACACTCGGTGAGCTTCTCTTGCAATCTTAAACAGCTTCTGAACCTGCGAGCTAGTAAAAGGAGTCTTGGAGTTTTCCTTCATTCGTTCCTTGACAATTTCTATTGCCTCCCTAAGGAACTCTTTGTAGTTTTTAGACTTGTCCCTCAATTGTTCGAGGTCGGTTCTAAGATTCTTGGCTTCAGTGGTAAGCTTTCTCACCTTCTTGTTCACCTCTTTCTTTCCAATGAGTCTTCCACGCTTGAAGTCATAAGCCCTACGGTACGCAGCAAGCGCAGCTTCCTTGGACATGCCCATGTCCTGTAACAGCTTTAAGATTTCTGGCTTGGCGTATGCCATGGTAGCCATCTGCCCAATAGACGCTTCGAGTCTTACCGGGTTCTTTCTTCTCTTGTCTCGCTTTACTGTGGGGTTACTGTATTCCTTGTCTAAGAAGTCAGCAATCTGACGAGTCAGGTCACCTTGAAATTTTACTTCCCCGGATACATCCCCTGCACTACGGCTAGTTCCTCCCCCTCTAGTTCCTTCCCGTCCAGAAGCTCCACCGCTTCTATCCACGTCTCTAGATTCGGGCTGCTCTCTGCCAATCTTGGATACGGCGTCCCGAATAGCGGGAGCCCAATCCGGCGTTCCAATTCCGCCTGCTTCTTTGAGAAGCCCTTCTCTAAGTTGCTCTCTTGTAATTTCTGCATTTCTATACTTGGTATGGAGTGATTGAATCCTTGACTTATTTGCCTCGCTGTTCTTAAATCCAGCGGTATAGAGAAGCCTGACAGCCTCCCACGTAATGCTTTGCATCTCTCTTGGAAGCAAGCCTCGTTCCTCAGCGGCAATCCTATATGCTTCAAGATAAGCATAATAGTTACCGGAAATAGCGTGAACTGACGAATTAGAAACTTTTAACTCAGCGAATCCTTTCTTCAGGGCCCAAGGTTTCCAGTCTGCAACGCCCTTTACTTTTATACCAGCTGCTTTGGCTAGATTGGCGACCTCTTTTCCCCCGTAAACAACACCGTTCTTGTCTATGAAGGTGCCCCCAGTTGCTCCGAAGTTAGCTCCCACCTCCCCAGAAGAGGAAGACATGGGCTTGAGGAGGGCCGCTCCTACAGCGTGAGTATCAATGGTGGTGTCTGAGCCAAATCCGGGGTTGTGGATGTTGTTGAAGAAGTGTCGAATCTTGTGCTGCTCACCAAGCACCCTAGAAATCTCAGCTACATCTTCGGTAAGCAGGGCCGAAACAGCCTTGTCAATCATAGTCAAGGAAGACCAAGCGGCCCTCGACTCCTTGCCTTGTAAGTTTGTCTTCTTACCCCCCCGCTCACCGCTCGGTGTAATGATGTCGTAAGACCTAGACATGTTCAGGTCAACAAAGGCCCACACAGCCATGGCTCTGACATTTCCCGGAGGGAGCTCAACAATAGAAGTACCGACGTACTTAGACAGCTCTCTAGCCCACGCAACTTTTGCACCCCCTGCATTCATGAAGAAGTCTACCATCTCTTGCGTGACTGGCTTATTGCCATTGTTAACCACAGCTTCGATGACCACCTCTCCAAGTCTGACGTTTTGGTACCAGTCCTTTTGAGGGGACAGGGCAGCAATGGCTGCCGCAACCTGAATCGGGTCAATGTCGTACTCCTCCGCCAGTTGCTGGGCAATAATGTTGGCACCATCGTACCAAAGTGTAGCAACCTCCCTTAGGTCTGCCTCGAACGCATCGTGAAGGAAGAGCAGGTTGTTCTTTGCTTCCTCAATAAAGATATCGTACACCTCATCAGCGTACTTCATTGCGTC